TAGGTCCTGTTCAAGACAAAGGTCTATACGAGCAGGCAAAAAGTTTTGCTGTAAGTGCTAATAAAGGTGACGTTACTGCAAAACATGGTGAAGAAGATACCAAGTCTAAAGACGCGGTACCATTTTAATCATGAAAGAGACGCGTAAATATTCCCCCCCTTACGCGTCTCTGACTTTTGACGAGGTGTGGCTAGCCGAAGATGAGCTATGGGATATAAGTTTAAAGGAGTCTAAGAAACAGAAAGAAGAGAGGATTAAAAAATTAAATGAACAGAATTTGTCCGACATGCAAAAAACAGTTCGAGATAACGAAGTGGCAGAAAAGTAAAATATACTGCAACGACATTTGCAAGCCTACGTTTAGACCAAACAGAGGCAAACCAAGAACAGGGAGGCCACGAAAAAGTGAAGTTTAAAAAGATATTTGAAGGCAACAACAGCGCTTACGGTCAGCTGATATTATCAGGAGCGACAAACGACAAAGGCAAAGCAGACGGTAAAGCTTTTATAAAAAGACAACCAGTCACTGATAATCTTTGGGAGGATCACCTAGCTGGTAAAGACCCTGCTCTGGGTGTTATACCTATAAACGAAGACAATATGTGTAAGTGGGGTTGTATCGATGTAGATGTTTACAATGTCGATCACCTAGTTTTGATGAGAAACATAAAAGGTTTTAGTTTTCCATTAGTCACATTTAGATCCAAGTCTGGTGGCGCACATCTATTTTTATTTGCTAAAGAGTTTATTCCTGCATCACTGATGCAGTCAAAACTCAAAGCAATGGCAGATGCTTTGGGTTATGCAGGTAGTGAGATATTTCCGAAACAAACTGAAATATTAGTTGAGCGTGGAGACACAGGTAATTTTTTAAACTTACCGTATCACGGTGGTGTGCGTGGTTTGAGATACGCAATCAAGGCTGGCGGTGAGGCTGCTAGTTTAGAATCATTCTATTCTATATACGACGAATGGGCACAGACAAGAGAAGAGATAGAACAAATAACTGTGAAAGAAACAAAAGTAGAAGAGGCATTTGAGCAAGGGCCACCTTGCTTAAACAGACTAGCGACAGAGGGCTTTGGTGAAGGGTCAAGAAACAATTCACTATTTAACATAGCTGTGTATTGCAAGAAAGCTTTTGAAGATTGGGAGAACAAGGTAGGTCAATACAATCAAACATATATGGACCCACCACTAAGTTATCAAGAAGTGCAGTTGGTAATTAAATCTGTAACCAAGAAAGGTTACGATAAATATAGATGTAAAGAGCAGCCAATATGTGGTGTGTGTAATGCTGCAAAATGTAGAACAAAAAAGTTTGGTGTTGGTTTTGAAGAAGAGCAGATGCCAGAGCTAGATACACTTACAAAGATAACATCTAATCCACCACAGTGGTTCTTAAATGTTGGTGGTAAACGTGTAGAACTAAAAACAGAACAGCTACACAATCCTAATTTGTTTGCAATAGCAGTCTTGGATCAAGCAAACGTGGTATCACCAATACCAAAGGCGCAAGACTGGAGAGAAGTTTATTTAAAAACTTTGATGCAAAACTTACAAGAGATAGAACCACTAGAGTCATTAGATCCAATAAACCAGATAGTAAATTTATTATACGACTTTACAGTTAACAGACCTGCTGCAAGAACAAAAGAAGATATGCTCAACAAGATGTCTTGGACTGATGAGGGTTTCACATATTTTAGGATGGATGACTTTTATTCTTTTTGCAAACGAAACAACTGGGAGATGGATAAAATTAAAACAGGTAATTTAATTAAGACACTCAAAGATATTTTTGAAGACGAGATTAGAATGACTCTAAAGAACCAGACACCAAGAGTCATAAAGATAAAAGCGATGAGAAAAACAAAACCAGAGATAAGCCAAGAGAAATATCAGGAGACGCCGTTCTAATGAAAACAATAATACTAGGACCACCAGGCACAGGCAAGACAACAACGCTACTAGATTTAGTGGACGACTTTTTACGATCAGGCACAGATATAAAAAAGATAGGATACTTTTCTTTTACAAAGAAAGCTGCGTGGGAGGCAACACGTAGAGCAGAAGAAAAGTTTATGTTAGACTACAAAGACATACCATACTTTAGAACACTGCACTCACTAGCTTTTAGAATGTTGGGTGCAAAGAAAGAAACTGTTATGGGTCACGCAGACTACAGAGACTTTGGTTTGAAATGTGGCATACCAATTAAGACAGCTTGGTACGAGGAGGGCAACGGCACATTTAATTCTGACAATGAATATTTACGTTTGATAAATAAAGCAAGAGTTTTGGAAATACCTGTGTTGGATTTATACGATAGAAACGAGCACAGTATAGACATTGAACGAGATCTATTATATCTTTTAGATCAAGAACTTAAACGATATAAACAAGAAAAAGGACTTATAGATTACAATGACATGGTTTCAAAATTTATTGAGCAAAATATTTCGCCGTCTTTTGACGTATTATTTATTGACGAAGCACAGGACCTCTCACCTTTGCAATGGCGAATGGTCAGGACTCTATGGGCGAAAGCAGACAAGACCTACATTGCAGGGGATGATGATCAGGCTATATTTAGATGGGCTGGTGCTGATGTTGATACTTTTATCGCTCTTAAGGACGAAGTAGATTACGTCGACACACTAAACCAATCTTACAGAATACCTGGTGGGCCAATACATGATTTATCACAAAGAATAATTAGAAATGTTTCTAATAGATACGATAAAGATTACATGCCAAGACAAGAGATGGGTGATCTTACAAGATACTCTGATGTCACACAGGTAGACATGTCACAAGGTGAGTGGTTGGTATTATCATCTGCCAATCATTTTTTAGATCACATAAAAGATTTATGTGAGCTACAGGGTTGGTACTATTCACACAAAACAAAAAACTCTGTCAAGTTAGATTTATTACTTGCAATACAAACATGGGAAAAATGGAGAAACAGTGAAACATTATTACCCGTTGCATCAATAAAAAATATTTATTCTTATCTCGGTGAAAGCGTAACAAAAGGTTATCAAAAAGGTAAAACCATGGACGACAACGAAGAGGGTTATTACATTGAAGAATGTCTCGAGAACCACGGATTGCAAACACAAGACGTTTGGTACAAAGCGTTTGCAGGTTTAGATACCAACACAGAAAACTACATTCGTAATATGTTAGCGAACAGAGAAAGTTTTAAACAAAACCCACGCATAACTTTATCAACAATACACGGAGCAAAAGGAGGTGAAGCTGACAATGTATTACTATTACCTGATATTACTAAGTCTAGTCTTAATCAAAATGACGTGGATCCAGACGAACTACACAGGTTATTTTATGTAGCAGTCACACGTGCAAAAAAATCTTTGCACATATTAGAGCCACGTAATTATGATAGGGCATATGTGTTGTGAGATTTCACGAACACATAAAAGGTGACAAAGCAGAATACATTGCTGCGATGTGGTTGTGGGACCAAGGATATTTAGTTTGTAGAAACATGTCACAACAAGGCGCTGTTGATCTTGTCGCAATAAAAGAACATGAAGTTATATTGATAGATGTAAAATCAGTGTGTGTGAGAAAGAGAGATGGATACAAAATAAATAGATCGTTGACACCAATACAAAAAGTTCTTGGTGTAAATATTTTAAATGTAAACGTAGAAACAGGAGAATGCGAATATGTCTAACCCATATGATAACCAGGTCGGAGGCGATCATTACAAAAAATATGAGATACAACCTAGTGAATTCATCAATAAAAACAAATTGTTATTCGCCGAAGGATCTGCTATAAAATATATTGTAAGACATCAAGATAAAGGAGGCAAAGAGAGCCTCGAGAAAGCGAAGCATTTTATCGATATGATAATCGAGAGAGACTACAATGACTGATTCTATACGACGTAGAATGGCCTTAGGTGGAATGGTTGAAGATCCGTCAGAAATTTTTGATTCTTATTTAGAAGAAAAAAAAACTTGGCGTGCCATGAATGGCAATAATGCAAAAAGAAATGGTGATATTACAGAAATGGATTTTTGTAATGCAGTATCAAAACATGGGTGGGAAGTTTTTAAAAATATTTCTTGTGTTGGTCCAGTAGATTGTATTGTCATGAATACTAAGGGTAAGCTTTATAAAGTAGATGTTAAAACAGTGCCCAATTTAAAATACGCTATGAATATAAAAAATGAATATGATAATATTTGCATAGGTTTTATGTATCAGGGTAGAGCTTGTATTCAATACGGAAAAGGTGAAGATGATCAAATAGTTTTAAAATTAAAAGAAGAGGACAAGTGAGAACTTTACAACAACCACTATTCACACCCGAAACAGAATGGGTGCCACCAGAGAGATTACCAGATTTATCTAGTCATAGTGAAGTTGCTATAGACTTAGAGACACGAGATCCAAACCTGCTCACAATGGGATCAGGTTCGGTAAGAAGAGACGGGGAGATAGTCGGTATAGCAGTCGCGGTCGAGGGCTGGTCCGGCTATTTTCCTATCGCGCACGAAGGCGGTGGGAACATGGACCGCGCATTAGTATTAGATTGGTTTGAAGAATTATTAAACACAACATCAACAAAAATATTTCACAATGCGATGTACGATGTATCTTGGATCAGGTCACTTGGCTTTCACATAAATGGTGGCATCATTGATACAATGATTGCTGCTAGTTTGATTGATGAAAACAGATGGAGCTTCACACTAGACTCTGTTGGTAAAGATTATATCGGTATGCGTAAGAATGAAAAACTTTTACAGGACGCTGCAAAAGATTTTGGCGTCAATCCAAAAGCAGAGATGTGGAGATTACCTGCACCATTTGTAGGTGAGTATGCAGAGAAAGATGCAGAGATGACACTGAAGCTGTGGCACGCACTGCAACATGAAATATCAAAACAAGATTTGTGGGATGTATTTAATTTAGAAACTAATCTGTTTCCATGTTTGGTCGATATGAAATTTAAAGGTGTTCGCGTTGACGTGCAAAAATCAATGTCTGTCAAGGCACAGCTACAAGAAACAGAGAAAAAATTATTACAAGATATAAATAAAATCGCAGGTTTTGATGTAGAGATCTGGGCTGCTGCATCAATTGCAAAAGCTTTTGAAAAAGAAAAAATACCCTACGACCGCACTGACAAAGGCGCACCAAGTTTTACGAAAAACTTTCTTGCAACACACCCGGCAGAACTTCCTAAACTAATTAACGAAGCAAGAGAGATTAACAAAGCAAACACTACATTCATCGATACGATACTCAAACACGAACACAACGGACGCATACACGCAGAGATAAACCAGATACGATCAGATCAAGGCGGCACAGTGACAGGACGTTTCAGTTACAACAACCCGAACCTCCAGCAGATACCTGCACGACACAAGCATCTTGGACCGCTGATTAGAAGTTTATTTATACCAGAAGAAAAGTGTATGTGGGGTTGCTTTGACTACAGTCAACAAGAACCTAGAATTCTAGTGCACTTTGCATCGCTGATGAAGTTAGAGGGCACGGGTGCGATCGTAGATGCATACAATGATGGCAGCGCAGACTTTCACCAGATGATTGCTGACATGGCCGGTATTGATCGTAAACAAGCGAAGACAATTAATTTAGGTATTATGTATGGCATGGGCAAAAACAAACTCATGGCAGAACTAGGACTTATGAAAGACGCAGCTGAGAAACTATTGAAGACGT